ATGATGTGTACTTCTATTATTTCTTATTTTTTCCTATTATTTCGGTTATCACAATTACGCCAAGATTACGCCACAAAAATTATGGCTTCATTTAGACAACGCAACGACACATGGCGAGCCGAGATAAGTGTAAACGGAATTCGCGAAAGTGCAACCTTTGATACAAAAGCACAGGCTAGGGCTTGGGCCTCAAAACGTGAGACTCAGTTACGCGAACAATCGCATGGCAAATTACCAGATCACTCTTTTTTAGAAGCTATTGAACGCTATCTAAATGAAGTGAGTGTTAAAAAGAAAACTCATGAGAATGAAGTCAAGCGAATGGCTTTCTTCAAGCGTGAGTATAAAAAGCTATGTCAAAAACAATTGGCAAAGGTTACTACTGACGATTTAGTACAGTGGCGGGACTCCCGGTTAAAAGAAGTTCAGGGCGCTACTGTCAGACGTGAAGCAAATATTTTAGCTTCTCTGTTTACTGTTGCCCGGAAAGAATGGAAATGGATTAAAGAGTCGCCTATGGCTGACTTGACTTTACCCCCACCATCTAAGCATCGAGATAGACGAATTGCTCAAGATGAAATTGATAGATTATGTCTTGCAGCAAATTGGGATAATAATGTTCCAGTAAATTCAACTCAGCAAATTATAATTGCCTTTCTCTTTGCGATTGAGACAGCTATGCGCGCTGGTGAGATTGTTGGCTTGACTTGGGATCGTGTTTATTTAAAAGATAGATATTTAGTTTTAAATGAAACAAAGAATGGTACTAAACGAAATGTACCACTATCTAAGCGTGCAGTTGAGTTGCTGACTTTATTAAAAGGTCTTGATAAAAAGCAGGTCTTTACTTGTAATTCCCAAAGCTTTGATACGCTATGGCGTAAATTAAGGGATAGGTGCCAAATTACTGATTTGCACTTTCATGACACCCGGCATGAAGCATGTACTCGACTTGCAAGGAAATTAGAAGTTCTAGACTTAGCCCGGATGATTGGGCATAAAGATTTAAGAAGCTTAATGATTTACTACAATGCTACTGCAAGTGAAATTGCAACGAGGCTTGATTAGCCCCGTTTACGTGGTCTTCCTTTCTTTGGCTCATCATCTGACTGTTCGTTCAGCCAGTTTGACAACTCTGCCAAGTTCCAGCGTCTTCCTTGACCGCACTTAATAACATAGCGCGGCTTAGGGAAGGTTGGCAGGCAGCAAACTGCTGCCTTAAAGTGTACATCTCGATATCCCAAGAACTCAGCAGCTTGAGAATCATTTAGCCAAATATCAGAAGGTGGTAACGCTACAACAAAGTTACTACCAATATTTGCAATCGCTGTCATTTCACCCCTCCATCTCATTAAACTTTTTAACGATGGCTTCTCTAGCTTTCATTAAGAAATGTTCACGCTCTTCATCTTCAAAACATCCATCGCCTTGTGGCTCTTGAGAATACAAAATGGTCTCATCACCACAATCAGGATAATCAACTCTAAATTCGCCATGTCTTAATCGGAGATATCCAATCTGTTGACCTTGAAAAACTGCAATATATTGTTCAGGGCTTTCATCACATGTTTTGATTAGTTCAACTTCATCAGTAGTCAATAACATTTCACCCCTCCTTACTTTCCGCTTTTCTAAAATCAGTGCCTTCTGGATCTATCCCAAAATATTCACAAATTTCTGTAGCTTTTGTCGCACCTGGCCCATGTCTGGATACATGAACCCAATTCAAAACGTTCTTTGGCTTTTTGCTATTCATGAGGGCCATTAGATAAAGTTGCTCAAAGTCGAGACTACTCATTCTTCACCAACCCTTTCAATCACTGTTTGGATTGCTTTCAAAGTCATGTCTTGATCAACTGGATTCATCAAAAGTGTTGTGATGTGCCAGCACTTAGTTTGATATTTTTGTGCATCTGCTTTGTGAGCTTTACAACGACGATCCAATTCTTCATTAAACAGAAGTAACTCTGCATGTTCTTGCTGAAGCTGCTCAAGTGTCATGTGCATATAGTCACTCATCCCTCAGCTCCCGATTCAACATCCAACAACATGCTGCCTTCCTCTGGATATTCGGTCATCCAAAAGTAATAGCCTTTGCCACTGTGCCCATCTTCAAAAAATTTAATAGTTAGTTCAGTTTCAAGTTGATCTAAATCATTTTCACCATCTGGATTTACAAATTCGAGAAGGCTTTTTAATTGGTGACCATTAAGAGTTATGCTCATTGTTCAGCTCCCGATTCGCTTGGTTCTAACATCTTCAAGTTTTCTGCAACTGCATTTTCAGCTTCGGCTTTTGAAGCGAATTGAAGAATTTCAAAGTTATCTTCATCTTCATAGATATTTGCAAAATATACTTTTGTTGACTCAGTACGTTGCCATTTTTGCAACTCAAGCACTTCTCCCTTATCTATTTCAATGTCATATTCGAAAGGGCAATCAACTACATAATCTGAGCCTTCCAAATAATATGTATCTGTAAGCTTTTGTTGAGTATCTGGCACCGCCTGATCATTATTAATCTGTGCATACAAATCTTGTCTTTCATCAAGCAATTCAGTGATTCGATCTTGAAGACGACCAATCTCAAAAGATTGTTGCACCGCCTGAGCTTTGACTTTTTCTAGCTCTGCATCACGATGCTTTGCACATCTAAGCCAAGCATCCCAACGGCTATTCATGTTGCTTATTTCTTTCTGAGCAATGCCAGAAGGATTGTTTGATCTAGTCATAAACAGTTCATGCTCATGACTAAAAATAATGTCTCTTCTTCCTTTGTAATATTGGAAGGTATTCAGAAAAGCCTCTCTTTCCTTATTCAAATCTGTCATGCTGCCACCTTACCCTTGTTGCTGAATTGCTTGATTTACTGCATTGATGTCATTTGAAGGAGCTTTTTTACCTTCTGACAATTCTTGTTCGTTTTTCTCAGCCATAACGGTTTGCCATGTGGTTTCACCGTTTTTGATTGCACCAAATACAGCGCGCAATTCATCAATTTGAGCAGGTGAGCATTGATCAAGAGGGCAGCCGATATAATCAACAAGGTTCTGAGCTTTAACGCCAATGTTGTTAAATGAATCGACAATCTGTTTACGGTATTTCTCTGGATCTTCTTTGATGCCACTTTGACGGGTTTGTAGAATTAAATGCTCAGCTTCATCCTGTAAATCACCCGGAATGATGCGAAGTCCAGCATTACGAATTGCCTTAGAAATTGCAGCATTGCGCTTGTTAAGCATTTCGTCTTCTGTAGCAACTACCACAAATACTTTTTGACCAGTGCTATTCAAACGTTCACTAACAACTTCACGACCTGCGCTAGATTTACGCTCAACGGTTTTGTTAATCTTGATGTCTTGAGGGTAGGTAGTATTCGACTCTAGATCAGTCACAGAAACACGATGGATCTCTTTGTGATCATCTTCAAAGATCATGGTTGTTTCGGTAAGGATGTTTGTCATGCAGCGAATTGCTACTTCAACAAATCGGATACCTAAGCCAGTTACGGAAGAACCGCCACCAACAGGTTTTTTGTAATAGGTGGACGTATTATCTGCAAATGATGGACGACGGCATTCCTTTAAAAGGTCTTGACGCACAGCATCCCAATTTCTAGGACGATGCATAGCCATCATATAACGTGCTTCAACTTGAGCCTTTGCTTGTGCTGCAAGTACATTTGCTGCTGTTTCAGCTTGAGGAACAATGCCTTGATTTAATGTTGCAAGCATATTCATTGTTATTCTCCTAGAAATTCTTTCTTAGCCCATAAAGGCAAATCAATTGGTTGAATCTGTTTTGTGTAGCCTTGCCACTCATTTGACTCTTTGCATTGAAGTAGAGTCAGCATTGCAGATCGGCGTTTCTGCTCACCAATAAACAGCATTTCATCTGATGCGTAATAGATGATTGACTCATGCGGATCGTCTTCTTCTACTGCAAAAAATAGGAAAGAAGGGTTGTAATCTTCACCGTAATAAGCCTTGTATCCATTGATATACATAGCTGCTGAAAGTGAGTAGTCATAGTTTTGGCAACTTCTTGAAAATGCATTCGCACGCGCGTCAGTTGTCTTTTTGATGTCTACAATTAACCCGTTAGGGAAATATTCACTTGTTTCAGGTGCTACATGCCAATCAGGGCGAATACGACATTCAAGACCTGTTTCTTCATCATCAAAAAAGATCGAAGCTTCACGAATACCACCTGATAAAATCATGTTGTACATAGGGTGGCGTTTCATAGCTTCAGCAGCTTTAGCGGCTGCTTGATACTGTTCTTCTGTGATGATTGATTTGTTTGCATTGTCCTGTAAGAACTTTGCTATAGCTTCTTTACCTACATTTGTTCGCTTATTAACGATTGGCTCGATTGCAACTTCATCGTTAAAAACTTCTGGTTCAAGAAATAGAACATGAACCGCAGTACCAAGCGCCATTGCAGTAGTCTGCTTGTGTTCCTTACCACTCATGTGCTCAGCAAAGAAGTGGGCAGGAGAACGCAGAATGGTTTTAAGCTGAGAGCTACTAACAGCCGAATGAGCGTGATACGCTGCATTCGACATGTTATGTACCAAAACTGGCGCATTCATAATCTTCTCCTAATTCTTTGGTGGTTCTGGTAGTGGCATCCAGTGAGAAATGATGTGTTTCGCATCTTCAACGCCATCGCAAACAAATATTTCTTTTTGTGGTATCCACCAGCCAACTTCGATCAAAAGAGCGTAAGGGCGTGGATACCAAAACCCTTTTTGCTGATCTTTAAGTAGGCATAAAATACTTGTTTCTTCTTGGAATGCTGGAAGCCTTTCTTCAACACTAATCCACTCCATCACCCACCTCTCAACTCTTTTCTAATTTCAGTCAACCGTTTTAACGTTTCACTTAAGTAGGCGATTTTTGTCTTAATAGAAAACTGATCACCTAGCTCTAATTGGATTTG